TAAAAATGATTCTATAAAATATTTTATATATAATATATTTATAATTATAATTAAGACTATAATTTATAAATCATAATCATCTATTTTATTACGAAGTGTTAGCATTGTTTTTTTCATAGGTATAAACCTTTTATCATAAATTTTAGGATCTAATCCAGTTTGTTGATAATATGATTTCATAAAATTTTTATATTCATTTTCAAAAGCATTTAAATCAGTAATCCATAAATCCTTTTGACTCTGTGATTCAAGGTCTTGACATTCTGATTCTAACTTATTTCTATCATTTTTCAACTTTTCAACCTGTTCTTGTGTTAGATTGAATATTGGCATTTTAACAAGATAATCATAACTTGCGCTATTTATTTCTTCTTCCGTCTTCTTTTTCAAATTTTTAAGTGATACTAAAACTTTGTCAAGCATTTTTGGATAATCTAATTCTTCTAATCTATCAAGTAAAACAGCCTTTTTAACATTATTAACAAGAATTTTTTTATTAATAACATCTAATATAAAATTAACTTTAACACTTATTAAATATAAATCTTCTTTCATTTTTTCTAACCAATACGCCTTTCTTTTAGCATAAAATTTAAGTCTGACTTCATAAAATGATTCTATAATTTGGTCAATATTTTTATAATGTTGCATAACTTTCTTTTCATCATAAATATTTAAAGAATTGTATGTCACCTTTTTAACTAAACATAATTGTTTTTCCAAATCTGTAATACCATCTTTATCACTTTTTCCAATTAAAGATGATAACATATTAGGTTCAAACTTAACTTTGAACATAACTTCAGTATCAGTAGTATTATCTTCATATGATTTAACAATTTGAACAAATTGGTCGGGTTTATTGGTATTACCTCTTCCTCTACCTCCAGCAACCTTTGTAGTTTGCTTTTTTCCATTTGCTTTTTTCTCTACTTTCAATTCTCCAATGATAAGATAATCTAATAATTTCTTATAACTATCAGTCCAAATACCAACTGGTAATTCTGTAATAATTAATGTATTATCACCAGAGAGTTTATAACACCCCCTACATAACCAACTCATATTACCAATTTTTTTAAATGTTCCTTTGAATCCTCGTTGCCAAGGTGTCATCTCATCACAAGTATTACCAGTAAGTAAATTTCTAATATTTTTAACAATATCTAATGGATGATATTGAGGAACAGAGCACGCCCAACCAGTTCCAATACCATCTCCTCCATTAACTAAACCCATCGGAATAAGAGGCATATAATTACGGGGTTCTACTTTTTTCCCATCATCATCAGTCATATATTCTAGAACTGGTTCATCTAATTTATTATAAATAATACTTGTAATTGGCATTAAATGAGTTTTAATATACCTTGCAGCACCGTGGTCTTTACCTCCAAGTAATCGGGTTCCATATTGTCCGGATGGATATAATAAATTAATATTATTACTTCCACAGAAATCCTGTGCCATACCAACAATTGTTCCTTGAAGACTTACTTCACCGTGATGATATGAACCATGCTCACTAACATAACCAGATAATTGGGCGACCCGAAGGTCTTTTACCAGATTTCTCTTATTACAACAATAAAGGATTTTCCGTTGTGATGGTTTTAATCCATCTATTGCTGGAATACTTCTAATATTATCACTATTACTATAATGAATTAAATCATAATTAATAAAATCTGTGAAGGAAACACTTGATTGTTTAATATCTAATACGATAGCATCATCATAATTATCTAACCATCCTTTTCTATCATCAGTTCTTTTTTTATTAAATGCCATATCCATCGATTCTTCTGATTTATCATCCCATTGATAAATAACTTGTTTGAAATCACGGAAATATTCTTTACCTTCTTTAGGCGTGCTGGTTCCCAAACCTTTATAATAATTAATAGTCCAACCCGAACGATTATTTTGTAAAACCCATTTCTCAAAATCTTGTAATGTATAGAAACTATTTTGTGTTTTACCCTTAATAACTTTAACAATCGGCGTTAATAATGAAGTAATAAAACCTTTCATTTTCATTAAAGATGGCCAACGACATAAGAAATTAATAACTAAACCTTTAATATGCGACCCATCTAAATCTTGATCGGTCATAATCATAATACGCCCATATCTAAGAGAGGAAGTATCTTTATATTCTTTACCTTCTTCTAATGCTAAAATCTCTTTAATATGAGCAATCTCAGCATTAGTACAAATATCTTTATCTTTCATTCCTCTCGTATTTAGTAATTTACCTCTAAGCGGAAATATACCAAATAAATTATTACCATTCTCAATAACACTAATTCCCGCTTTAGCAGTTGCTTTTGCTGAATCCCCTTCTGTTAAAATTAAAGTGCACTTATCAGAATTCTTTCCACCAGCATATCCAGCGTCATATAGTTTTTCAATACCTAAAACGGATGTTTTCTTTTTACCATCTGTTTTCTTTAATAATTGTTTATCACGATATTCATTTAAAGATAAAGTTCTTTCCATAACACCACACTTAGTCGCCAGTTCAACAATCATTGCGTCTGGTATTTCACAAATACTCCCAAATTTAGAAGGTGTTGTCTTTAAAGCTTCTTTTGTTTGACTGCTAAAACTTGGATTTACAATAGTAGAAATAACGAATACCATTAAATTTTCTTTAATTAATTGCTCTTTAACTTCAACTCTTTTCTTCTTCAAAATATATTTTGCGATTTTATTTGTAATTTGTTTTGTAATATAATCAACATGCTTACCACCTTGATGAGTATTAATACCATTGGCAAATGAAACGTGTTGAAATGAAAATCCAGGTGTTAAAGCTGCTCCAACAGACCACCTTTCATTAATTTTTTTAGAAACTTTTTCAGTATCTTTTCCAATATATAGAGACATATAATCATTTATATCTTTCGCTTCCAATTCTTTACCATTGAAAAATATTTGTAATTCACCTGAACAACACGCAACTAAATCATATGCTCTTTTTTCAATTAAAGAAACCATATCATCAGATAAACCATCTGATTTAAATCTTTTATAGTCTGGAATAAATGTAATTCGGGTAAATGAATTCCCATTATATTTTTCAATAATTGGTTTGCTTATTTTAGTCATATTATCTGTAGATTCTTGAGTATATTTTAATTTGCGAGTCTTATCAACAGTTTCAATTCGTGAAATAGAACTAAATATCGCAGTTAGTTTAGCACCATATCCATTTTTACCACCAGTAGTTTTTTCCTCATCCTTATCATAATTTCCACTCGTCAGAAGTTCAAAGAATATCATTTGCGGAATATAAACTTTATATTCAGGATGTTCAACAACATCAATACCTTCTCCATCATTTTCAATAGATATTTCACCTTTATCCTGATTAATATTAATTTTAATATAAGTCTGCTTTTTTAATTTCTTTTCACCATTAGAACTACGTTGTTTAATACGATTATGATTATCAAAAGCATTAACCAGAATCTCCTCAATAATACTAATTAAACCGGGAACAATCTTAATATCTTTTTGCTTAATACATTTATTACCATCATTATCAGTTTGAATAATACCCAGTTGAGCTCTTTCAACTTCAGTGCTGCCAATATAAGTATCGGGTAATTCAATTACGTGCTGTAATTGAGTCATTTTTTGATATTTTTTTGATAATTCAGAATTTGTTGATGTTTCTTCATTTTTACTATTTTTATCATTATTTTTTATTTTAGGGGTTTTCTTTACTTTATTATCAGACGACGACATGATTGATTGATTGATTAATTGATTAATTGATCTTTACTAATTATTTTTTAATGAATAGTTTATGTTGTATTTAAATTACAAATTAAAATAGTATATTCAATTTTTATTCTTTTAATTATTACAATTCAGTATAATATTAATAAGTTAGTTAAGTCTTATATTTCAATTTTAGTTAAATAAAATATATTTTATTAAAATTTTAATATTTTATATTATTTCGCTATATATATTAATTATTAAAGAGTAAATTGATTTTTATAAGTAAATAAATATATAACTGAGTAATATATAAATAACTAAAATAAAATGAAAATAGAACGCAATACAAAAAAAATAAAAAAAAATAACAATAATAATAATAATAATAATAATAATAATAATAATAATAATAATCCTTCAAAGAAATATAAAATATCAAAGAAAGTATCAAATAAATATAAATATAATGAAGAAACTGATGATTTAACAGAAAATGATATGTTTCTTATTTTTTTAATTAACTATATTTCAAATAAATCAAAATCAAAAGGAATTAAAATGATGTATAAATTATTTAATAAAAATGAACCAAATGAAACAAATGAGAAAGTTCCAAAAAGTTTAATACATAAATTACATTTTCTTTTATCAATTGAAACACCAAAATTATTAAATCAAATTTCAAAAAATAAGAAATGTTTATTACTATCAAATTCTAAATTTAGAAAACAAATAATATCTCAAGAAGGAGGACGATATTTAATGAGATTAGAAAAAGGCGACCAACCTATTACAGGAAATGATATTTCAGCAGCATTAGATGATATTAGTGAATTATTAACCAGAGCACAATATACTAAACCAGGTCGAAATTTAAAATATGTTAATTTGTTAATTAATATGTTTAGAGGAGACCAAGATTCATTAAAAGATCACATTAAATATTATGTTATGCCAGAATATATTTCTTATTTTCCTCCAAGTTTGAACATTAAACAAATATTTGAAGATTTCGGACAATTTCCTGGTCTATATACATTATATAAACTATATATAAATAATATCAATCAATATAAAATAGAGAAAGGTGAATTAGACCCAAGAGATATTAAACCAGACCAGTTTGAGAAATTAGCAGAAAAATTGATTGCTGCTAAATATGCAATTAGGGATATTAAAGACCCAAAAGGAGTAATTAATGATAGAATGATGTATTCATAATAATAAATTATCTCATTATAATAATAATCATAATTTAGACAAGAAATTGTTTAATAATTTACAAATAATTAAAATAGAAAACTATATTAAAATAGAAATAAAATAAAATAAAATAAAATAAATAAAATGGATATGAAACTTAATAGTTATATTATTGGAGGTGTAGTTCTCTTATTACTTGTAATTATTGTATTAAATATGGAACTTAAAAGTAATAATGTAAGAATTAGTGTTGGTTCTGCTATTACTCCAGAAGTTGCCAAACAGGTTGCTCTTTCCCCAACTACAACAACTCAATATATGACACCAGAACAATATATGCGTAAGCAATTAGAAGATTATGGATTACCCGATACTGATGAATATATGACTCAGTCTTTAAGAAACCAATTAGAAGATTTAAATAATAAATTCTATTATGACAATTGTCGTTATGCTACTTTGTAATTAAATTTAATAATTTTTAATAATATTTTTAAATATTTTCTGATATATATATAGTAAATTATAATAAAGAATAATTATAAAAGAGTCGAATTTTATTTATAAAAGATAATAAATAAAAGATAATAAATAAAAGATAATAAATAAAAGATAAAAGATAATAAATAAAAGATAAAAGATAAAAGATAAATAGAAAATGATATTGTGTTATAGAAAAAAAGTTATAATTGCTTTATTAGTATTAGTATTAGTATTAGTATTAGTATTCGGATTTGTAATTTTTAATTATTTTAAGAAAGATGAAGAAGGTTTTGAAAATAATAATGATAATATTGATGTTGATGATTTTTTATTAGATAAACAGGAAGATAATATAGACCAATATCTAATTGATAAAATTAATATTCCAATTGGAACTATTGCTGTTTGGAGTAGTCAAGAAATTCCAAAAGGTTGGGCGAAATGTGATGGTAAAATTTATAATAAAGTCCAAACTCCAGACTTAACAGGTAAAATAATTTTAGGTTCAATTGGAGATAACGCACCACCAATAACTGATTCTGATAGAAATAAATATAGAGTTGAAACAGGTAATGTTAATTTAACAGAAACAGAAATGCGTGATATACATAATGAAAGATATAAATATACTTTAAATCAACAGGGTGGGGTAACAGAACATACTTTAACAGTAGCAGAAATTCCTAGACATAATCATAATGGTGAGGTGTTAGGTCGTGGTGCCGGTCCAGGCCGATGGGAAGGGACTCACTATAGACCATACGGACCTGTTCCGGCTGGTGGTAATATGCCACATAATAATATGCCTCCGTTTATTGCTCTTTATTGGATTATGTTTGTTGGATATTAGAATAATATTTATATAAATTATTTTAATATTATTTTAATATTATTTTAATATTATTTTAATATTATTTTAATATTATTTTAATATTATTTATATTTTAATCTTATTTTAGCATTTTTAGTATTTTCTGATATATATAGTAAATTGTAATAAAAAATTTATAAAGAATTTGTAATTAAATAATAAAAGAATAATAAAAGAATAATGAAGAATAATAATAATTTAAAAATGGGAAACATATCATCTTATACAAACAATATTTTAATTGGAATTGCTTTATTAGTATCCGCATTTGTAATTTTTAATTATTTAGGTAAAAATAAGGAAGGATTCCAAAATGAAAATGAATTTGATTTTTATTTAGATGGTCAAGGTCTTAGTGTAAATAAACATTTATTTAATGCAAATGAAGTTCCAATTGGTACCATCGTTTCTTGGAATAAACCAGAAATACCAAAAGGTTGGGTTAAATGTGATGGCAAGATTTATAATGGAATCCAAACGCCAGACTTAACTACCAAATTTATTTTAGGTTCATCTGGAGTAAAACCAGAGATATCTGATATTGATAGAAATCAATATAAAGTAGAATTAGGAAATATGAATTTAACAGAAGATGAAATAATTAAAATACACGAAAAAAGATATGAATATTCTTTATATAAGGAAGGTGGAGAATTAGAACATTCTCTAACAATTGACGAAATGCCTAGTCATCATCATGATGCTATGCATTTTGGATGGGGTGGTGGTCAGGATGATTTTGATTGGTCCGCATTTAGTTTTTCAGATGAATATTATAAAGGAGGAAGACCAAAAAAAGATAAAGATGGAAACCCTTTAAAAGATAAAGACGGTAATGTTGTATATGAAACAAAACCCCATACTAATATGCCACCATATCATACTCTTTATTGGATTATGTTTGTTGGATATTAAAATTATTTATTTATATATTAATTTAGTATTTTTAGTATTTTTAGTATTTTCTGATATATATATATATTAAATTATAATAAAGAATTATTGTAAAGAATTAAAATATAAATAAAATAAAACAAAAATGTCTTCTAATAAACAAAAAATTTTAATTACAATATCAATCGTAATATTAATAATTATAACTTTAAATTATTTCAATAAAAATAAAGAAAATTTTGAAAACAACAATAATGATAATAATGATAATAATGATAATAATGATAATCAGGAAGATAATTTTATTTTAGATAATAATAAATTTAGCACTGACCAACATTTAGTTAGTATGAATGATGTTCCAATTGGAACTATTGTTGCGTGGGGTTCTTCAGAAATCCCAACAGGTTGGGCGAAATGTGATGGTAAAGTTCATAATGGAATTAAAACGCCAGACTTATCAGGTAAGTTTATTTTTGGTTCAATTGGAGATACTTCTCCACCAATAACAAATGATGATAGAAATCAATATAAAGTAGAATCTGGGAATATGAATTTAACTGAATCTCAAATGCTTGAAATGCATAAGAAAAAGTATGAATATACTTTAAATCAACAAGGTGGAGTATCTGAACATGCTTTATCAATGGAAGAAATGCCAAGACATAATCATAGCGGGAAACAATTTCATGATGGGTGGGGGTTAGCTGATTTTGGATGGAGTACTGATTATGGTAGGTTTGGAACCAGAGATACTGGTGGTCTATCAGTTAAAGATGCTGCTGGAAATCCCCTAAAAGATGCTTCTGGATATTTTGTATTTGAAACTAAACCACATACCAATATGCCACCATATCATACTCTTTACTGGATTATGTTTGTCGGTTATTAAGATAATTATTCATCACTTTTTCTAATTTAATTTTTATATTTTTAATCTAATAATGTATTAATATAGTTAAAAGTATTATAAAATATTAAAGCAAAATAAAATATGTCTAATCAATCTGGAATACAACCAACCATACCAAAACTATTTACTCCACAAGCACCTGCTAAAACAGTAATTAAAGACCCTATCACTGGAGATATTAAATTAATTCTAAATGACATTAAAAATAGTCAAAATTTAACTGGAAAACTTATTAGAAAATCAAAGAAAATGTTTAAATTCAATGGAATAAGCAGTTATATGATGTCCCCTTTAGTTAATTCCAATAATTTATCATTATCCTGTTTATTTGATGGCGATGAAAGTTCAAATGGCACGATTGTAGCAACAGACCACTTCAATATTAACAAAACTGGTAAAGAAATAGAAGTTTTTAATAAAAATAATGCTCTAATTGGAAAAGCAACATTAGGAATGAATAATATTCATTTTATGGTATTAACAATTAGTGAAGGTGATGTTAAAATTTATATTACTCCTGATGTTGAAATTAACGCACAAGTAAATAATCAACAAACCAAATCTGTTCTATTTGGTGTTAATCAAAGAAAAGAGGATTATTTTAATGGTTATATTGGTGGTATTGTTATTAAAAAAAATATTGAAACCTTGAATGCTATGTATGAAATCTCCGGACTTTTAAAACCAGGTAAAGATGTTCCTATTGAAGATAGAATTGATTTATCTCCAAAAGAAAGAGATGAAGTTCAAGTTAAAAATTTAGAAAAGGAACAAGAATTAATTATTAACAATAGAGTTATTAATCATATTAATAGTTTAAATGTTTTAACAGATAAAATAAAAGCAGCAAAACAAAACCCGAAATTAATAGATTTAGATACACTACATCAAATTCATAATGATATTAAAGAACAAATCGCACATAGGAGATGGGACTTCTCTGAATATCAATATAAATTAGATGATAGTGTTCAAGACTATAAAATTAAAGATTTAGAAAATAAATTAAAAAATTTAAATCAAGAAGCGGAATCTAAAGGTATTCTTCACAATGATAGAAAAGATTATAGAAGTGTCAGCAATCCTCATTTTGGAAGAGGTTTGAATATTTCAAGAAATTATGAAATTAAAAATAATCATAAATATCCAGATAACCTTAATACAAATAACAAACCCTATAATAATTTAACTGAAAATCAATGTTTCAATAAATGTAAAGCAATGAGAAATTGTGTAGGAGCGACATTTATGGCATCACGAGATTCCAATCAAAATAAAAGTATTTGTAATATAGCAGACTCAGATACAGAAAGTGCAGGAGCATTATTAGTTCCTGCTCCAGGTAGTATTGCAATTCGTAAAAATGAAGAATATAATATTTTTATTAACGATGGATGTCTTTATAACAATTCTACACTTGATGAAAAAGGAGACCCAATCTCAGATTATGGAACCGAAAATTGTAAATTAGATAAAACTAATCAAAAATTTAAAGTTCAAAAAATAACAGATAAAGAATCTTACAATGCTAACTTAGCAGATTCAAGTAAAAGAATGGATAAAGTAGATGGTATTATCCCTCTCCCCTTTTATATTATTAATCCCTCATTACATTCTCAAGATGCAGTTAAAGAATGTATAACATTAGATAAATCTGGTGATATTACAATTGAACCTTGTAATTTAGGAAATTATCAGAGATGGTCCGCTTCTCATAAAGAACGCAGTTGTTAATTTAGAAAAATATATAATTATCTGTGTCTAATATAAGTATATTATTGAAGAAATATTAATAATTAAAAATAATAATTAAAAATAATAATTAAAAATAATAAAAAATGGCAACAGACAATACAACCAAAACAACGAATAATATCATTTTAGGTGGGTTGATTGGTGTTTTACTAACATTATTTTTGTTTTATATGACAGATAGTAGTGTAGCAAGAAATTTAGCAAAAGAGAGTTTTCAAGATGTGTCAGATATAGAAATAGAAACAACCCACGATGAAGATAGAATTAAAGAAGTTTCTGGTATGATAGATAATACTTTAAATCCAGTTTTAGAAAATCAAATTAAAATTAAAGAAAGAGATTATGAAATCAATCAACTTGAGAATAGAACAACTAAATTAGTTCAAAAATTACAATTCTATGAATCTCAAAATAAACTATTTAATACAAATGGAGAAGTGTCAGTTATGTAAATAACTATTTTATTAATTTTTGTTAATTTTTGTTAATTTTTGTTAATTTATGTTAATTTTATGTTAATTTATTTCAAAATTAATACTAATATATAATATTAATAATATATACAATTTATTTTTTAAAAATAATACAAATAAACATAGACAATGAACGATGATGAAGTTAGAAAGAGACTGCTTACCAAAAAAGTAAAAGTAATCACATATCTAATGAGTTATAAACATTCTTATAATTATATTAATAAAAATTTATTTTGGCGTATTTCTGATTCATCATTTGAAAAATCCCAAAGATTAATAACAGACCATTCTATTATTAATGCAACTTATAATTTTATAAATAACGCAATGAATTATCTGAATATAACTTATCCAAATAGTCTATCAAGTTTCAAAATTACTAAAAAAACTCCAAGACAATTCTTAACATATTTATTAATTCGTTATCATCAGAAAGAAACGATTGGTGTTATTAAAGATGATGATACTTTAGGAAGAAACTTAATAATTAAATCAAAAATATTACATATTGCGATGAATAATATACATCGTTATAGCACATCTAAAACAATTCTTAACACTTTTTTATATCAATTGAAAATGTATATAGATGCTTTTGAAAAATGGAAAAATGGTGATGCAGAATTATTAGTTGAAAGTCTAATTCAAAATTATTGGGAATTGGAATTAGTTAAAAAACAAGATTTTTCTTGTCAAGAAGACAAAGGAGAAAGTGTTATTACAATGATGAAATTTCAACAGGAAAAACTATTAAAATATATTGAAGAAATTGGTGGAGATGCAGGAATGGCCCAATTTAATAGTTATATTCCAATTGTTTTCACAGAGAATTTTATGGAATCAGTTAAAGATACATTGGAAGTTGCCTATTGGGATATGTATAGAAATGATTTGTTTAAACCAATTGGTGAAAGAGATATTACTAAATTAAAAAGTGTTATGAATGAATTAAAAACATCGATATCGGAGTTAGTTCCAAAATCAAGAGAAATACAATCCAGTTTATTGGAATTTTTTGATGTAGACTATATTTGTGATATGATAAATAATGATAGTTATACTATTGATGATCTTAAAAATATGCTAAAATATTTAATAAATACACTTAAAAGTTTAGATTCTCCTGATAATGATATTGATAACAATAATATGTTAGATGAATTGAATCTTATTTTTGATGAATTAAATGAAAGAGATTTGCCAATTATTAATAAAATAGGAGAAGGGTGGATAAATATATTTAAAAATTTAATACCAAAAATTAAAAATATCCAACGTATTAAGGATTTTATTATGAATGAAATTGGTAATGATGGTGATAATGGTAATGATGATGATAATGGTAATGATAATGATGATGATAATGATGATACATCTTAATATTTTATAGTTTATATTTTATAGTTTATATTTTATAGTTTATATTTTATAGTTTATATTTTATAGTTTATATTTTATAGTTTATATTTTATATTTAAAAAGTTAATTTTTAGTAAATTAAAATATAGTAATCAATTTGAATAAATAAACTTTTATTTACAATGTGTGGAATTATAGCATTATTGGTAAAATATGGAAAGTATGATGAGAATACGAATACGAATACGAATAGAAATTATATAAGAAACTATAAAGAAAAAGTATTAAATTCTTCTAAAAAACTTAGACATCGTGGGCCAGATTGGAGTGGATATTATGGAAAAGAATTTGAAAATCACGCATTATATATGAGTCACGAAAGACTTGAAATTATAGACCCAGTTGGTGGAGCACAACCTTTAATTCATCAAATTAATAATAATAACATATCGTTATGTGTTAATGGTGAAATATATAATTATAAAAACCTAAAACAAAAATATAATGATTTTTCCTACAAAACTAATAGTGATTGTGAAGTAATTATTCCTTTATATTTAGATTATTTAAATTCATTTATTAAATATAAAAATGATAAAAAGAAAACAAACGATATTGCTTCCGATATGTTAGATAATTTAGATGGTATGTTTTCATTTGTATTATATGATGAAGAAACTGATATTTTAATGGTTGTTAGAGATCCAATTGGTATTACAAGTCTTTATTATGGATTTGAAGAAACACAAGGAGATACATTATTTTGGGTAGCATCTGAAATGAAAGCATTAGATAATTGTAAAACAGTTTTACAATTTCCAGCAGGTCATTGTTTATTATCTAATGTTGGATATTTTCCAATGGAATATTTTACAAATACCAATTCTGGTAAATGGATGTTATCTAATAAATTTATTTCAGAAAATAGTAAAGATTATATAGATGATTCAACAATATCAAGATATTCTAATAATATTATGACAACTTTTACCAATGCAGTAAAAAAAAGATTAATGACGGATGTTCCTTTTGGTATTCTTTTAAGTGGAGGTTTAGATAGCAGTTTAGTTGCCAGTGTTGCAGTTAAGTTAATTAATGATGGAATGAAATTACCCTGGGGTAATAATATTCATACATTTTCAATTGGGTTAGAAGGTTCTCCTGACTTAAAATACGCAAATATAGTTGCCGACTTTTTAGGAACACAACATCATTCATTTACTATGACTGTTGAAGAAGGAATAAACGCAATAGAAGATGTTGTAAAACATATAGAAACATATGATATTACAACAATCCGAGCAAGCACACCAATGTATTTACTTTCCAGAAAAATTAAAGCAATGGGTGTTAAAATGGTTTTGTCAGGAGAAGGAAGTGATGAACTTTTAGGAGGATATCTATATTTTCAAAATGCTCCAAATGATGATAGTTTTCAGTCAGAATGTGTTGATAGAATGAAAAATTTACAATATTCGGATTGTCAGAGAGCAAATAAATCTACTATGGCATGGGGTGTAGAAGGAAGATTTCCATTTTTAGATAAAGATTTTATGGAGTGTGTTATGAAAATAGAACCAGAATTAAAATGTAAAACTATTACTGGGGAACACGAAGAAAATGGAAGTGTAAAACAGACAAGAAAAATAGAAAAATGGATATTGCGAGAAGCATTTAATATTAAAGAAGAAGGGGTTCCAGTATATTTACCAGATGAAATTCTATGGAGACAAAAAGAACAATTTTCGGATGGGGTTGGTTATAGTTGGATTAATTCATTAGTTGATATAGCAAATAATAAATACACAGATGAAGATTTAAATAAATCATCAATTAAATATTTAGTTAATCCACCAAGCACCAAAGAAGCTTTGATGTATAGAGAAATATATGAAAGAATGTTTCCAAATCGCGAAACTGCTGTTAAATTATGGAAACCAAGAACTGATTGGAATGGTGTTGGAGAAGACCCAAGTGGGAGAGCCCAAAAATCTCATATTGATTTTTATTCAAAGTTGATTTGATTTGATTATAATTTTTTTATTTATTGCGTATAACTTTATATTTTTTTTTCAATTAAACTGTTAATAAAACATAAATAAAATATAATTAAAACAAATTAGTTTAATTAATTTAATTAGTTTAATTATACAAATTTAAATAATTTAAATAAATAACTAATTGTAATAATATAATTAAATATCTTATAATCAACAAATATATAAATACATATATAAATTTTTAATCAATCAAAATGCCACGTCGTAATGAAGAAGAAGAAGATGATGAGACCTTAGAAGAGGATTATCTAACAGTAGATAAGAGTCTTCCAGGACAAAGTTTTGTATGTCTATCATTTGTTAGTCCAGAGAAAGTTATTGCTAAGAGAGAAGAATATTTCTTTCATCGTTATTTCCAGCAAAAGTTAAACAAGTATAATAAAGATTTTACAGAAGCGATCGAACAAATTGTCAAAAAAACTGTCAGAAATACAGTTGATATTTCTCAAATCGTCCAATTAAAGAAGAATATGACAAAACTTTTCAAGGAAGATGCTGTAGATTTTGATGGATTTAATGATAAAGTAGAAGATTTCCGTATTGGACACGAACAAGAAATTAATGATAAATTTGATGCTGAAAATAACTTTCAAACAAGTGTTAGAGGTGTTAAGGTTCGTGGTGTTTATGACACTCATCGAGAAGCTTCTGTTAGAGCAAAAGTTCTACAACGCCAAGACCCTACTTTTGATGTATTTATTGGACAAGTTGGATACTGGTTACCTTGGGACCCGACTCCTGATAATGTTGAAAATCAAGAATATGCTGAAGACCAACTTAATAAATTGGTTAAAGGACAGAAAGATAATCAAGCAAAGAAGGATATGTTTTTCCAAGAGCAAACCAGAAAACGAAAGACAGAGGCGAAGGAAATGAATGACCGTATGAAGACAAAATTAGAAGCAAAGAAAAGAGCAGAAGAAGAAGGTAGAGTTGAAAAGGAAACTGTCCGTCAAGAAGATAATGATGCTGTTGCAAATGCTGCTATCGAGGAAGAAGATTCTAATAAAAAACACGAACTTGATAATGATGATATTGAAAATATTCTTGGTCGTGGTATTGAAGATAAGTTAAATGCTTTTAACGATACTGATAATAGCGACGATACTATTGAAGAAGTTAAATTTGATGTTGGAAGTGAAAAAGCAAAAGAAGTATCTCTTGAGGAAACATCGGACCAATTATTAAGTGCAGACCCTTGGATGCAGCGTAAATTAGAAGAAGAAAAAGAAAAAGAAAAAGAAAAAGAAAAAGAAAAAGAACAATAAATTATAAAAAAAAAATGGTTTGTTAATTAACAAATACACAGATTTACCTCATTACTGGCAACATGATTCCAGTGAATGGTAAGAGCGCTGACACTTCTTACTATTACAGCTAGGCATAATCTTAGTATTTATCAATTAACTAACACTTCACCACCCTCTAAGGAGTAGCTAAGTGCTCCATCAACCAGTCCTCGCACACGCGAACACCCCTGATGGCACCAATCGTGGCCAGGCGGACCCTCTCGAACATGTCAATGTTCCGCAATGCCTCTTCGCATTGCGGGAGACCCGCTGCAGCACCAATGATGGTCAAGCAAAATTTCTGTAACCGGAGCCCTTCGTTTTGCTTCGCAAGCTCGTCCGATTCTTCTTCCACGCGGGCGTCGAAGATGGCGAATTTCTTGAACGTGATGCGATCTTTTTGCAGGAAATGCGGGATGGTACAGAACTCAACGAACTCATCCAACTCATCCAACTCATCCAGGAACTTATCCAGGAACTCATCGAGGGAGACTTTGAGGTCTGCGTCGTCGACGATGCCAAAGTTGATCGGCATCTTCTTTGGGGTGTGGGTGTGGGTGTGGGTGTGGGTGTGGGTGTGGGTGTGGGTGTGGGTGTGGGTGTGGGTGTGGGTGTGGG